GTATACAGTTTGTTGGCTTCATCTAATTGTTTTTCAAGTCTGTCAGCTTCTTTTTGCGCTTGTGGCACATTTGGATAGTTGGTTCGCAAATCGTTAATACGGTTTTCTAACGCCCGTGTATCTACACCAAGCTGATTGACCGGCGCGGCAGCAGCCGCAGGCGGTGGTGCCAATTGGTTAACCATTGGCGCGGTCATAGGTTTAACTGGCGCAGCTAACGTAATGGGTTGTGCGCTAGGTTGATTAAACATAGGCACGTTTTGATCCATGTTAAACGAGCCTGACCCCAAAGCACCAGCCGCAGGCCCAACAGGTGAAATCTTTGGTGGTTGTCTGCTGGCGTTATACGCGCTACGTTCTCTAGCTGCTTGCCTCATAGTCTGAGCAGCCAATATCAATTGTGGATCTCTTTGAGTTAACGCAAAGTCATAAAAACTGGACGCCAACTCTTCGGGCGAACCAGTCTTCCCGTTGGCCGCGCTTAGTTTCAAAAAATTATCTAAACCCGCTTGTTTGGATCTGAAGTCAGCCATTTCCATTTGGGCTTTTTCTTGTTGCATCGCGCCAGTTTGCAATTGCTGCTGCGCCAACTGATTACGCTGCGCCTCTTGTTGGCCAGCCAAGATTTGGCCACCAATGTTGACGGGTTGAAGTATTCCAAAATTAAGTGCCATGATTTAATTCCCAAATGTGCCAGTGGCGGGGTTGTATCGGCCTGACACGTCTGGTCTTGCTAAATAGTTTCCACCGCTGCCAAAAGTTTGGCCATACAGTTTGGCAATGTCACCATACGACGATGCCCTAGCTTGAGCGCCTGCCAACAACGCATTGCCTTGGTTAACACCTTGTTGATTATAAATGTTGCCTACATTGCTTGCCATAGTTCCAGCAATATTTCCAGCGCCAGTTGCATAGTTTTGGCCAGCAGTGCCAATTGTGTTGGCAGCAGTTTGGCCTATACCTGACATAGCTGCTAAACGGTTATAGCCTGTGGCCTCACGATTTACATCAGCGTTGTAGCTTGTTAATGCTCGGTTATAACCTGTGGCCTCACGATTTACATCAGCGTTGTAGCGTGTCAATGCTCGGTTGTAAGCATTTCCATATTCTTGACTACCCATCTCTTGTCCATAGCGTTGTGCGGCCTTTAGCGCTCTACCAGAGATCAAGCCACCACGAGCTGCGGCAGATCGGTCAAGCGCTTGCTGGCCTTCTTTCAAACGAAATGCGTAGCCAGGGTCTTCACCTAAATTAACCCTACCTGTAAATACATCAGGCATTTTATTGTATTCAAATGCGGCAGGCATTTTACCGTACTGCGCTTGCATTTGGGCTAACGCATTGGTGCCTGCTTGATAGTAAGGTTGTTGGCGAGTTATCCCCTCTTCATACATCCGCTGCTGAAGAGCCAATTGTTCGCTAGCAGTTTGGCGTTGAAGTTCTGCGGCACGATCAGAAGCAGCGGCAGAAGTGCTTGCCGCTGCTTGAGCAGCGTCTGATTGTTCGCTGCTTGTAAATAAGCTAATTGCGGCGGGTACGATAAATGACCAAGGCATAATTTACTCCTGAAGGCTTAACGCCAATTTTTGCATTTCTTTGACATCGCTGGGCACAATCAACACTTCGTCAATAGCATCTTCATTTGTGCAGTCAGTAGCGTGTACGCAATACCAAACCACGTCTGTGAGCGATTTTACGCCGTGATGCTTATCCGCAGCAATAGTCAGACAAGCAGGGGCTTCAACGATTGATTTGACCCCATCCACAACTAACTCAACAGACCCACTGGCCAAAATGGACAAGTGGTCATGCTTGTGGGCGTGTTGCACCAAAACGTACCCTGCGGGAATGCGGGTTTCTTTAGCATACACACCTGAGCTGAAATGGTGATGAATCATCAGTTATTCCAAAAGAAGGTTGTTGTTGGACGCAGCTTGCATGATTACCCAATTAGTGCCATCAGATACCATTGTCGCCCAGTTACCGATCACATTCAAGAGAATAGCCGTTCCAGCAGTGGTGCTGTCAAGCGGCACAATGTTGCTAGATGCCGAGTTGACCAATTGGGCTTGCATATTTTTAACGGTGATGTAACGCCCCGTCCAGCTTGATGCCGCAGGAAAAGTCAGCGTCAACGCCGAGCCAGTCTTATTGTTGATGATCCAAGTGTCAGTGCCTGTGATTGTGTAGTCAGCAGTTTTGGTTAAGACTGTGGAAATTGGCACATAGTCAACATTAGCCACAGCAGCAGATATAGCCGTACCGTTGCCCTTGAGCAAGCCGGTAACAGTGGTTGAAAGGGTAATCGCGGGGGTAGTTGTGGCAGTTGCCACAGTACCAGCCAAGCCATTGGCAGACACCACCGACACGCTAGTGACCGTGCCAACAAAGGCATCGTTAGAGGTTATGGTGAAGTTAGGGTAAGTACCCGTTACCGTTGTAGTGCCTGCGCCAGTAAGCGAAACAATTTGGTCTGGCAGGGTATTGGTAACCGTAATAGTTCCCGCTGCGTTGGTAACCGAAATGCCAGTTCCAAAACCTAAAGTGTTTAGGGTATACCCTGTGCCATTGCCAATCAACAGTTGACCATTGGTTGGGATAGTGCCTAACCCCGTACCGCCGCTTGTCACTGGCAATATGCCTGTTCCTTCACCAGTAAAGTTGTACAGGCTATAAAACCAGCGATACCACTCCCGCGACACCGCACCTGTTCTCTCGTCAATAATCGACACCCGTGGAGGTGTGATTTGGGTGGAGTTTGGATTTGTGGCCATGATCAGGCATTGGTCGGGCTTATGATTAGTTCTGCCCCCATGATGGCTATTTTTACAGCATCAGTGCCTGAGAGTTCATAAACACGGTCGCGCAGCTTGAGCGTCATGCCAAGCCTGCGCCAAAAGGTTCGGTGGCCATACGCACCAATTTTGCCAACTGGTGACCAATGCTCATTTGACCAAGTGTGACCGCCATCATCTGACCAACGCAGCATAACTTCGGGGTTATAGCCTGGCGAGGCAAGGTAGGAGTTAGTTACCAAATTGTATCCAGTGATGTCGGTGTCTGATAACTCATATTGACCCAAAGGCTGAAAATCATCTCCCGCTTCGGTGGTCAATGTAACGCCTGATTGAGTGGCCAAAAACGTTTGCACATATTCGGCCACAAGATCTAATCCTGACTCAGTGTCAATATTTTCGCTGTCATAACCAGGGTATAAATTTAACCCTACGCCTGTTTCACAATCTAATTGCAAACTGTGGTGAGCTGTACGTTTAAGGTTGTTTGTGCCAGTAGGCAACGCCCTCCAAGACCGCAACCACTTTTGGATGTCGCCGTTGTCGGCGTACACATCCAAGTCAAACGTGTAAATATTGCCGTTTGCAAAATCGCCAACAATGATGTTGCCGCCAAAGTTACATTGGCAGTTGCTACGGTGACGCATAAATTCGCCGTTATCAAAGCCAGCTCGTTCATGCCATGCTTGTGTAGATACATCGTAAACCCATGTAGCGTTTCCGCTTGGAAACGTCAGCACATAAAAAGCATGACCTTCTTGCTGGTATGTGTAAGCAATTGCGTCTGAGATATTGCCGTATTGGGCAATAGCGTATTCAATGGCGTGGGTAGAAATGCGGGTGCCTGTATAACCATTGGCGCGGTAAACAATACCTTGGCCACGGGCATCTGTGCCTAGCCAAAACAGGCCGTTGTCCATCTTGGCAATGGTGTACGCAGACACGCAACCGATCTCGTTGAAAGCGCCTTGGATGCGTTCCAAGGGGAAGTCAGCGCCGCCGACGTTGTACCAAACCTCAACTGAATCAGTGCCAAAGACCCACAGCTCACGGTGGTCGGCGATGATGCCGACTATGCCGTCGGGTGAGCCTTCAGCACTTGCAAAGTCCAATGGATCGATTGAACTGCCGTCTAACAATTGCGTCACCCAAAGGATTTGGCTGTCAAGTTGGTTGAATACAAAATAGCCGTCAAGGTAGGCTACAGTCACCGCGCCAGCAAAATCAAGATCTGTAATTTGGGCAAACACGTTAGTAATTTTGTTGTAAATAAAACCGTCAGGATTGCAAGCCAAAAATAACTGCGTTCCATTGTCAGCAATGCTTACAGGGCCAGTGCCGGTGACAGTACCCAACAGCGTAGGTGTGGCAGTCAGGCCAGTCAGTTTGTAAAACTCGTTGCCTGACACAACATAGAAGTCAGTGCCATTAGTTTGTTGCGCCCACAAAGCTCGTATGGGGCCAGTGCCTACAGTTTGCAAAAAGTTAAGGCCAGGGGCGCGGTTAAGGAAGCCTGGTTCTTTGCCGCCTTCGGGAATAACTTCGGGAAACAAATTGACCATGCGGTTGTCCGCAGCGTTGATACTGCGAGCAACATAAGCTGATCCAAGAATTGGCGTTTTCATGCAACGTAACTTGGATACCACTTAGTTGTTGTAACGTCGTAAGTCATTGTTAATGCCTTACTAACCACCGCTGTGCCTGCTAGAGCAATATTACCTGCTGTTGTCCATGTAAATATGCCCGTTGGAATCAATGTAATCGTACCGCCACCAGCAGAAATTGGCGCTGCGGCAGTGATGGTTACAACTGCGGCTGTTCCTGAAATAAAAGTAATTTGTTTGGTTGGCGCAATTGTTGTCGCGCTTGCAATTGTTGGCGCTGCCGCGTTTGTTGCGTTAAAACTGCTTAATGTAAGACTTGTGCCTGTGGCAGCACCAATTACAGGTGTAACCATAACCATGCTTGTGCTGGTGCAAGCACTAATATTGCCACTAGCAACCGTTCCTAAAACAGGCGAGGTTAATACTATTCCTGTACTGGTGCAAGCGCTAATGTTGCCGCTGGCAACCGTCCCTAATGCGGGAGCAACCATTGTTGCATTTGTAAACAACAATGCATTAGTGACTTGTTTTGTTGTGCCCCCTTGGACAATGGGCAAAACGTCGGTTGTAACCGCCGCAGTGGCTGCGGGAAGAGATGAAATTGCGATGGTGGCCATGTTAGTAGTTTCCTGCAAAAATGTTAAAGCGTTGACGGGATGACACGATAGCGTAAGGCATAGACATAATGTC